TTTGCGTTTAGATATGCCATTATTTAATTTCACCCCAGTTAGCCCCCGACTCATAATCTACTTTGTTAGGAACTTTTAATTCAACAGCAGATTCCATTATTTCTATAATTTTTTCTGCCTTTTCATTAGACTCAACAGAAATATCTACTTCATCGTGAATCTGAATGTGTGGTATTATACCATTTTCATACAACGCAACCATAGACTTTTTTGTCATATCGGCTGCACTACCTTGTATTAATTTGTTTAATGCTTTGTATGTAAATGCTCGTTTTAATGGCTCATCATATTCTTTTCTAGCCTGCTCTAACGGCAATGGTTTAAATATACCAAACTGAGTAGGCTGCCATAAATCAAAGTGACATGCACGTCCGCCTAAAGTTCTAATTTTACCTCTGTCTTCAGCTTTACGTGTAACATTATCCATAAGTTTTTTAACAAATGGTGCTTTTGTGTGATATTGTTTTATTAATTTTTCTGCAGATTCTTTCATTAGTCCTAGCTCTGACATTAATTTATTTTTACCCATACCATACATTAATCCAAGGTTAATTGTTTTGGCCTGCTTACGTTCAATGCCTGCCATATCTGCAACAACCTGGTGGAAGTCTGCATCTCCTGCATTATATGCATCTACAATTTCATCTACACCTTCTAAGTTTTGTAATTTAGCATAGTGTACTAAAATTCTAGGTTCTTGTTGTGAATAGTCAAATGATCCCCATTTAGTATTTTCTTCTGGAATAAATATAGACCTAATCATCGGTCCAAGTTCCGGATGCCTTGCTGGAATCTGCTGTAAGTTTGGATTGCTCATAGAGAATCTACCAGTCACGGTCCCACCTTGGTCTGATCTAATCTGATTTATGTCTGCATGGATACGACCATTGTGTGAATGTTTTGTAATTGAATCTATAAAAGTTGTGTGCGCTTTGTTAATCTCTCTAGCATCAGCGATAGAACGAGCCAATTCATGAGGATGATTTTGTAAAAAGTTTTTAGTAAAACTAGGTTCATCACTTTTTTCTGTTCTATCATATGGTAATTTTAATTTGTCAAAAGCTTTAGCTATGGATCGAGCTGCATGTATTTCTACATTAATTCCTGTTAGCTCTTTTATCTTACTAATAATTTTAGCTTCACGTTGCATAAGATTTTTTTTCAAATTGTCTGCATGTTCAAGATCAACTCTTACACCTTTGAATCTCATATCAACTAGACAAGGAAATAATTTAGTTTCTAAATTAAATACATCCATTAGTTCTTGATTAACTAATTCTACGCTAAGTCTTTGCCATAACTTTAATGTAGCTTCCGCATCACGTTCAGCATACTCACCTACATACATTGCAGGAAGTTTGTACATTTCTGATTTAGGATTTACTGAATAACTTTTAGCTGCTTCTTGTAATATTTTTTCATCTTTACCAATACCAACATAAAATTTAGCCAACGTGTTTAATGCATAAGATAGTCTATTCTCATCTATTAAAGACGCTGCAATCATTGTGTCTACAATTTTACCTCTGATTTTTATACCTGCAGATCGTAACCAACAGACATCATACATAGCATTGTGAAATATAAAGGTAGTTTTTTCTTGATTAACTAAGTCTTGGACCCACTCTAAAACAAGCTTTTTATCCATATTTCCACCACCCTCGTGTCCTATAGGATAATAACCTGACCAGCCTTCTACGGCCACCGCAACGCCAGCAATGTGCCCTTTTTGGGTTACATTACCTGATCCTAACGTCATTAAATGAGGATCATAGGTTTCTAAGTCAATAGAAACTTCTTTAGCTCCGGATAAATCTTTTAATTCATGAGGTGCTACCCACTCAGTTTCAGGTGCGAATAGCGGTATCTGCGTTCTTCTCATTCGTAATCTCTCTCTTTCACCATTTCTAGATAATGTATAGCCTTATCTATATCTTGTATGCCCCCCTTTAGAGAGTGCCTACATATATACTTTATAGCGTTGCCCTCTGCGAAAAGCAACTTATTTTCGTTAATAAATTCAGCAGGTTGTATCTTCATATTTTTATAATGTTTACCTCCTACTTGTTTTTCTAATGAGTCGTATGCTGCTTTTTTAAATATATCTTTAGTTGTCATTTTCTTTTACCTTCTCTTATTTTTCCTTCTTTGTTTATATAAATCATATGAATAATTTTAGTAAATTTTTTATTACGCCTGGCTCTTGATAAAGGAACTCCTTTTCTAGAACCAGTCAATCTATAATTTTCTGTTTTAACTTCCCAACATTTTATTTCTCCTGTGTCGGGATTAAAAGTTATTAGATCTACAGGGCCTGTACATTGGCATGAATCAAAAACATCTAAACCTTTTTCTACAAAATAACAAATAGCTATTTTTTCTGATAAAGTTCCTCTTCTATGTTGTTTCATATTATATAAGCTCGATCAAAGTTTTTTGGATCTAACACATGCAATTCACGCTTCGCTCTCGTCGCTCCAGTATAAAATAATCTATGTAATTCATCCGGGTCATGACTAAAAGTTTCTAGTGCTGCACCTGTAAGATCTTGCATTAATAAAACATTATCGGCTTCTCCTCCTTTAGCTGCGTGTATAGTTGACATTTTTATACGAGGATTTTTATTTATCTGCTCACCATTCGCCCTCATGTTACGAATATAAGTTTCTGTCATTGGATCTAAACCTTCAAAAGATTCATACCAAACTGCAGAAGTTGCTAATCCATGTTGCTCTTGACATTCTTTTAATGTGTATTTTCCGTCAGAATGTAATGTCTTACCTTTTTGAAAACCAACTAATACATTAGATCCTAAATATTCATAAATATTTTTTATTTCTAAATGATTTAATAGCTCACCCTTACGCCAATGTTCCCAATTATTTAATGCTAATAATAATTTTAAAGATACAGAGTTCATACCTTTGTATTGATAGTACCATCCTTGTATTTCACATAAATCTTTTGCATCTTCTAAAAAATAATTAGCAGAGGACAACACTAACCATTGTCCTTTACTCATATCTACTTGTGTTATATCAGAATATCTTTTTAATAATCCTTGTTCTTCTCTTGGTTTATATTGTTTATCAAATCTATTTTGTACTTTGTTTATAATGTTTTGTGATAGCTCGTGTATAGGTCCACCAGGTATACGATAAGATTGATCTAAAATTTTTATGTCATTCACCTCTTCTTTAAGTGCTATAAAATGATCAACATCTGCTCCTGCCCATTTAAATATAGCCTGGTCATCATCACCTGCTATGTAAGTTTTGTTTGCACGACTCCAAATTTTTCTTACCATTTCCCATTGCAGCAAAGATAAGTCTTGTGCTTCATCTATAAACAATACTTCAAATTTATTTAGTGTTTCTTTTAACAAAAAATCTTCTATTAAATCATTAAAATCTTTTAATTTTTTTTCTTGCTTAAATCTTTGTAACTCTTCTGCTAATAAAAATAAAGTGCTACGTTCTATGTCTAATATATTTTTTCTAGAATCATAATATTCTAGTAAATCCATACGTTTTACTGCTGCTGTATTTATAATTGTAAGATATTCATTGTCAGAATTAAATGTTCCGTCTTCTACAGAATACTTTGCTGTCTTAATAGGTATGCCACATTTCTGCCCAAATTCTTTATAGTCTTCTGTCTTCATCATTTTTTCTCTAGTCATTCCTAATTGATTAAATGCGTAGGAATGTAAGGTTCTAAAAAAAGGTAAATCATTTTCTTTGTCTAATCCAAACTTGTCTGCTGCTCTATCTGCAGCTTCTGTTGCAGCTTTTTTAGTAAACGAAAAGTACCCTATTTGTCTAGGTCTAATCCCGTTCTTTAGGAATTCGTCCACTAAGTTTAACAACGTTGTTGTTTTTCCTGTTCCTGGTGGCCCTAATATTATTGTCTTCATATTTTTTTAGTTTCCTTTCTGTTATTACTAATTGTATTTGTGTTAATTCTAATTCTTCTTTTAATTCTTGTATTATCAATCTGAATCTTAAGTGCCAATTTTTTCCTACATCTTTGTCATATTTCATAAAACCATCCATATCCAAAATGCAGTTAATATAGCTAAAGAAATTAAATCCATTTTAGCTATCATTAAAAATGATCCTGCTGATACGGCTCTTTAGAAGTTGATGCTTCTATTTTTTTCATAGTTTTTATTTTAATAAGTCTTGGTTGTTGTTTTTTAATTGTCATTCTAGTTTCTTCTACAAATATATTTTCTAATCTTTTAACTAAGTTACCTGTCTTAACTTTATCCATATCCCAATTATTTTTTTTCAAAAATGCATAGAAGTCTTCCATTCTAAAATAAGTAAATTCTTTGTTTTCATCTGTAAAAGGTAATTTGTTAAATATATCATCAAGAGTTCTTGCTGACTGTCTGTTGGTTGTCCAGTC